CGACCCCTGCGGGGGTGTTTGGAACACCATACATCGTTTTTGACCCAAAAACGGGGGTAGGTCTGAACGGTGGAAGCGAACTTGAGTCCAAAGCGTGCTCTGAGGATCGAGTAAGATCGCAACAGTGACTACTTCGATGACCAAACCCAAGAAGAAGACCGTATCAGTCACACCCTCAATTGCTGATGTAAAAGCACGGGTAATCGGTTATTCCAACAATATCATATCAGGGCAGATCCCTGCTAACAGGTGGGTCTACGCTGCTGCCAAACGCTTTGAAACAGACCTCCTCCGTGAAGACATTTACATGGATTGGGAAGAGGTAGTCAAACTCAATGCCTTCTTTGAGTCTTTGACCCTTATCGGAGAATGGTCAGACCAACAATTCAAGTTACATGATTGGCAACTCTTCACAGTAGCAAATATAATTTGTTTCAAGTTCACTCAGAACAAGAAGAAGCGATTCAAACTCAATATCGTCCAAGTGGCAAGAGGTAATGGTAAGACCACCCTCATGGCAGCACTAGGACTCTACGACTTCCTCCACGGTGAGGGTAAACGCATCTCCGTCATTGCCAACAACGAGCAACAGGCAACCCTGACCCTCGATACTGCCAAGACTATGTTGCGTAAACTACTCAAGTCAGATATGGATGCTGATATTGGCATTCGATGGGATAGAGTGTCAGATAAAGACCGTGATTGTGTGTTTGAAGCACTTCCTGCACAGGAAAGATCACTCGATGGTCGTAATGATTCCTTATGGATTGCAGACGAATGTGCTGAATACAAGGGTCGTTTCTTGACTAAACTCCTCACTACAGGAGCGAAAAGAACTCAATCAAGTGGCATTCTAATCACTACACCAGGATCTAACTCTGAGTCCCACTATGCAGAAATAGTGAAACAATGTGAAGGTGTGCTTGATGGAACCCTTGAAGATGACTCTATCTTTGCTTTGCTCTATGGAATTGACTCCACAGACAAGATTGAAGAAGACGAACATTGGATAAAAGCAAACCCAGGAATGACTTATGGTCAACCTGAACTTGCATCCCTCAAACGCTCCCTAAACACAATGAAACAGTCTCCAATGGGTCGTAGCGAGTTTACTCGTTACCATTGCAGTAGAGTTGATGACAATACGGGTGGTTGGTTGGATATGGAACTATGGAGTAGCAATCAAGACCCCACCTTTGACTGGAAATCACTTGAGAATAGACCTTGTTATGGGGGACTAGATCTCTCTAAATCGGGGGATATGACTGCTTTTGTTCTCGCATTTCCACTTGAAGATGGGCGTATTGCACTCAAAGGACGCTACTGGTTTCCTTCAGAAGGACTTGCACAGCGTGAATTAGACTACCGAATGCCTGTTAGAACATGGGCAAGAGAGAAGAAATTGGAGTTGAGCATAGGGAGAGAGATTGACTATGAGCAAATCAGAACAGCAATAATTGAAGAAAACAAACAATTTGATATAAAGGGAATTGGATTTGATGCTTGGGGGTCAAAGTATCTTGCAGAAACCCTAGTAAATGATGGAGTGCCACTTATGACCTACAGAATGGCAATTGCCACCTTTGGTCCTGGATGTCAACTCTTTCAAAACCTTTGGAGTGGAAAGAAGTTTATAATCAATGACGATCCCATCATGCGTAGAGCAATGTCGGAATGTATTGCCAAAAGAGACTTACACGGCAATATCCGTCCATGCAAATCTAGAAGCAACTGCATCATAGACCCCTTGGTTGCAGCAATCATGGCAGTCCATTCTTGGGGTGGTCAAGTAAAATCATCCTACGAATCAGACGAGTTCATACAAGGAAACCTGTAAATATGTCACTAACAACAACAATTAGAAATTTCTTTTATGGCACTCCCACAATGCCACCAGGGTACTTCAATGACCCTATCAGCACGATCTATGCAACTGCTGCCAACGCACTTCAATACACTCCTGTCTTCCGTGCAGTCAACCTGATTGCTAACGACCTCGCTAGAACCCCAAGAGAATTTGATGATGCCTCTATTGGACAATTGTTTGATCGCCCTAATCAATATCAATCTGGGTTTGACTTCCTCCGTGCTATTACTGCTGAAACATTACTCTACGGTAACAGTTACATCCTTATCAATCGCCGCAAAAACGGGTCGGTCTATGAACTGATTCAAATGTTCAATGTGCGTTTAGATCTTAGCACAGGGGTTCCTGTGTACATCACCAAGGATTACGGTGACCTACAAGCAGACCAAGTCCTGCACATCAAGGCAGGTGTAGTAAACAACCTTCTAGGCACTTCTCCAATCAATATCAGTCGCATGGCAGTTAGCATTGGTATGAGTCAGGAGAACTCTGTGTTCTCTGCTCAAGAAACAGGAGGCAACCCAAGACTTGCCTTTATTCACCCTAACACTCTCAACGAAGCAGCACGACAAGCAATTTCAAATCAATATGTGAAGAACCACACAGGCAAGAATAGTGGTAGACCCATTGTGCTTGCTGAGAACATGAAGATTGAACAACTTAGTTCTGTCAACGAAGACCAAGGTCTAGAAGCAGCAAGGAAGTATTCAGTAACTGATGTAAGTCGTATATACGGCATTCCTCTTTGCTTCCTAAGTGAAACAGGTTCAAGTGTCTACGGTTCCCTTGAGTGGAGTAACAGAGCATACCTTGACAACTGTTTGTCGCACTGGTTAGAGACATGGAAGGCAGAGATCTTTTTGAAACTAAATACTATTGTATCTTTTGACACCGACAGAATCACTAGACCAACTCTTGTAGAGACTTTTGCAGCACTCCGAACAGGGGTTGAAGCAGGTATCTTGACCCCTAACGAAGCAAGAGCAGTCTTGGATTACGATCCAATCGCAGGGGGAGATGAAAGATTGGTTGCCCTCAACATGGGTACAGGTGGGGGAAAAACTAATGTCGGCACAGATACATCCAAAGCACAGGATACCCCAAACCAATGATGATTCGATCCGCACCAATTACTGCAAATAGAGAAGGCAATACCCTAACAGGATATGCCATCAAATGGAACGATGAGAGTCGTGTCATCCGTGAAGCAGGTCGTACCTTCACAGAAACCATTGAGCGTTCAGCATTTGATACTAAAGGCGTAGGGTTTGACGATATCAAACTCTTCTTTCAACATAACAATGAAATGCCTCTTGCTCGTACCAACAATGGTTCCCTAAGACTTACTAATGACCCTAGTGGTCTTTACTTTGAGGCAGACCTACCCGACACAACTCTCGCAAACGACATCAAGGAACTACTCAACAGAGGCACTCTAGATGGTTCTATGTCGTTTGGATTCAATGCAACAGACATCAGATGGAGTAAAGACGGCAAGACCCGCTCCATCCACCAAGGAAAACTATTTGAGATTAGTCTCGTAGTAGATCCTGCCTACAAGAATACGCAATCAGAACTGCGAAGTGACAACATTGTGTTCGTCACCGATCAGGAAATCAACACTAAGCGGATCAATACATTCCGCAGAAACTGGAATATCTAACATGGCAACTCGTACCGAACTATTTGCAAAGAAAGCGGAAGTCACCCAATCTCTCCGCAACATGATCGACAAGTGGGAAATTGAAAACAAGAAGTCTTCAAATGATTTCGATGCACAAGCAACTGGCGATGCCAAGCGCAAGTGCCTTGAGATGGAAGCAGAACTCGACCGAATCGCTGATGCAATTAACATCTGCGACAAGCGTGCTGCTGCCGACAAGGTTACCGAAGACCTCAACCAACCATTCTATGACACCCGCAAGGGCAAGTTCTTGGATGTAGGTGACGCAGACTACAGCAAGCGATTCTGGACTTGCGTTGCTCAAGGCAGTTTCCGTGACATGGGTCAATCAAACCGTGATATGACCAACTTTGTCGCCAATGCTTCTCTTCCAACTGTGATGGAAAATTATGTGATGCAAGCACTCTACTCTGAGAATATTTTCCGTCAAATCAGCAATGTGAGTACAATCGATAGCAAGAGAACTCTCTCTGTTGAAAGCACTCTTCCAACTTCCCAAATCACTTATGAAGTCGGAGCAATCACTCCTTCTGATCAAGCATGGGGAACTCCAATCAACTTCAATCCAATCAAGTTCACTTGCGCTACAGCACTCTCCAAAGAGTTCATCGAAGACGCAATCGGACAGAATGGTATCGGAAGTGGTATGCAGTGGATTGCTCAGAACATGGGTCGTTCACTTGGTCGCAAGATGGAAAGTTACTACGGCACAGGCACAGGTGCTGCTCTCACAGCATCCGCAGGTGAACCACAGGGTATTGCGTATATCTCCAACACCTTTACCAACAACACCCTGTCAGCAACTGCTACAGCATCCCATGTTGGTCCTACAGGTGATGATCTGATCGACACCTTCTTCAAACTTGGTGCTCAGTATCGCCAAGGTGCGGTATGGTTGATGAACGACAGCGTTCTCAAGGCAATCCGTAAACTCAAGACAGTGACTAACGGTTTTGAGTATGTGTGGAAGGAAACATCGGCAGCAGGTAACTTGGTTGATGGTAATGCGGGAACCCTCTTGGGTCGCCCAATCTACACCTCTGAGTTCATGCCTGTGCTTGGTGTAACCGCTAGCACAATCAACTGTGTACTCGGTGACTTCAAGCGTTACTTCTCTATTGTGGACAGAATGGGCATGGATACATTCATTGATCCTTATTCCCTCTCGCTCTCTCAGAAAACCAACATGATTGTTTCTCAAAGAACTGACAGCAAGATCACTCAGCAACTTGCCTTCAGCGTCTTCCGTAACAAAGGATCGTAATTTAGAACTTTTTTTCTTCTCTTGGGGGAGGTGGTCGGAAACTTCCACCTTCCCTTTTCAGACCAACAAGGAGCATGAATGTCAATCCCAACATTACAAACTATCAAGTCAGCACTCAAGGTAGACTTTACTTACGACGATGCTGAACTTCTCAGACTCCGTGATGCTGTGATGTCGTTCATCACATCCTACACAGGTGTCAATCTTTCAGTTCAAAACAAGACTCAGTACATCACATGGTTCATGCGAACACGATTAGATGAGCAACCATTTGCAGCATTGACTTCTGTTCAATACTACAACACTGCTAATGTGTTGACCACAATGGCATCAACTGAGTGGTTTCTAGACAGATCATGCCCACCATCTGTCTACATCAACTTTGCAAACTTTCCATCAATTTATGAGAACACTCAGATTCTTGTGAATTACACAGCAGGATATGCTGACCTTCCAATGGATATGCAACAAGCAATCATTGGGTTTGTGGGTGCTTGGTATAACAACCCTGATGCTTTGAGTCCTATCCAACTTCAAGAAGTGCCTATCTCCGCTAAGTTTGTCTTAGACACACTCAAGGTCAAAGGAGCATTAGAATGATTGGAAGTGGAAGACTTAGATTCATCGCTACTGTTCAACGAGAGTCAACCAAGGATAATCTTGGCAAACATAACAAGACTTTTGGAACCACAGTAGGAACCTTCAGGTGTGACATGAGAGACACAGGATCGTCAGAGTCCTCCTACGGCAATGGTGTCGCTGACATCAAGTCCTACGAGATTCAATGCCGTTGGAACAGCATCCGACAGCACACGCTAGTCACTACGGATCGTCTACTCATCAATAGTAGAACATTCAATATCTTGGGTATCACCAACGAACGAGATAGAAATGTCTTGGCAACAATCACAGTAGAGGAGATTCTATGAGTTTACCGCAAGCAGTCAAAACAATGTTGCAGGACATGACTGAAGTAACCAATGCCAATATCACTTATGGCACTCGTAATCAGGGTCATGCTCTACCCGCAGTTACCTTTACTATTCAAGACCACAGCACTCTTACCGTTGGATCAACTCCAATGCGTAAATGTACAGTACTGTTTCAAAGCATTGCTGCTACCGCAGAAGATGCACAAGAACTAGCAATGGACTTGGAAGATGAACTCGACGCAGGAACTTACAACAGCGTTGACTTTGTTCAGGTCATCAACAAGAACTCGATGCTCTTAGAAGCATCCTCGGGGCATGGTGAAGAAACCATGCCATTCATTTGTCAAACGCAAGCAGATATCTACTACACCCTATAAGGAAACCCCAATGGCAGCATACACAGCAGCACTTTCATCTTTCACTTTCGACGCAGTTGTAATGGACGCAGTCGGCAATATGTCAATTAGTATTGCACGACCACCACTTGATGTAACTCAAGTTGGTTCGGCAAATGCAACCTTTCTAACAGGAGTTGCTACAACAGCAATCTCCCTTGACATCTTTTACAACAAAGCAAACCATGTCAAGTTTACTGACTCGTTGCGAAACGCAGCAAGTGCCACATTTACTTTTCTCACAGAAGCATTAGATGTTGTGACTGGAACTGGTTATGTCGTAGGAGCATCTATTGTTGCTACAAACGGCGATGTGGTTCGTGGCAGCATCACAATCCAAGTCACAGGTATTGTCTCCATCAACGCAGCAGTCTTTGTCTCAGGTGCTAACGAGTCGTGAGTTTACGAGACGCACTAAAACTCACCAATAAGGTGGTAGAGGTTGATGGTATGGAGGTTGTACTTCGGAGACCATCTATTGCAGACTTAGTTGAGGCAATAGAGGTTTCAGGAGATCCTAAGATACATTTCGTATCTTGGACTGTACTCAACCATCTTCTTGAAGGAAACAAACCAATGTTCTCATCCTTAGACGAGGTCATGATATGTGACTTTCGACTTGTTGAGAAGATCGGAAAGGAGATAGACATCCTCTATAATGAGGGACGGGACTTACAAGCGCAATCATAAATGTTCTACTGATTGCGAGAGACAAACTGAACATACAAATCACACTTGAATCAAGCATCGTTTGGTTGAGATTAGACCAAGATACAACAGATTGGAACAGCATTGCCGAACTACTTGCCAACCCCTCAAAGCATGAGAAACCTTGCTAATCACATGAGAAAGGTCGTAGACCATTTACGACGAAAAACCATTCCTGACACCTTAGAAAAGATTGGCAAAGAAGCAGTAACTGCAATCAAAGCAGGTATGGGTAACTCAGTCAAAACCAAGAACAATCAAAGGTTTCTTGTCAAGTCATATAAGGATAGGAAGATATGGTGGATGGGTGCAGGAACTGTATTTGACGGTGGTGATTGGAAACTCAAGGCAAAAGCAAGATGGTTTGAATATGGTTACAGACCTTATCCTAAAGGTAAACCACAAGAAGGAAAAGGTAGAGGGTGGCGTAAAGGTCTAAGGAGACAAGGCGGCGAAGTAATCAACGCAAGGGGATATCTGTCTAAGGCAAAAACACTTATGTTGGTAAGGTCTAATACAACAATGCTAACTGCAATATCGAGGAATCTAAATGGCAAGTAATACAACACCTCCAATCATTATCCCCGTCATACTCGACAGTACTCAAATTGAAAAGGGTATGACTGAAATCAATAGGCAATTGCGTAAAGGCATACTACCAGTAGGAAGAGGTGGTGGTGGTGGTGGTGCAAACGGAATCGGAACTGGTGGAGGAGGAAACGCTAACTTTGGTAGTGGTGGTGCTGAAGCAATTGCAGGTGTTGCTCTTGGTGCTATTGCAAGAGGTAAGCGTAGTCAAGACACAAACGACAATCGTGTTTACAATACAACTGCCCAAGAAATCATTCAAAGCAAAGCAATTGAAAACAGAAGTAGAAGAATGAAAAGAGCAAGTGAACCTACTATAGTAAATAACTATGCAGCAGCAGCACCAGATTCTAAACCATTTGCTTTCTACAACCCAGCAGCACAAACTTTTCAGTACGATCCTTTCGGTGAAGCAAAGGCAATGAAGCGACAAGCAAGATTAGAGCGTGATACAAGGAACCAACAAGAAGCCGCACAGAGAATGGGTGCTGATAGAAGTGCTATTCTTCAAGATATGGTTGCTAGGAATGCACTCACCAAGGTTACACCAAGAATGAAGGGTGCTAATGGAATTAGTAGTGGAATCACTCCTGTTACAGGAAAGTTTGGTTTGAATAAATTGGGTGCAGCACTAACAGGTGTAACTGCACAAATGGCAGGAGTTCCTGGTTTATCAACTTTAGCAAGAGCGGGACCAGGTGGCATTGCGGCAGGAGCAGCATTATCAGGAATAGTAGGTGGTGGAATGGTAACCAATGCTACTGCAAATTTGAATCTTGACTCATTCCGTAATCAAAGTAGTGATGCCTACAATACAGCAGCACAAATGCGCCGTGATGCTTACAGCAAGCAAACTGCGGGACCAATCGACAACTTCCTTGTTGGTATGGGTGTAGACAATCCGTTGGGTAAAGGCATGGCAATTCTTGATAAGGCATCTGACTCAGTCATGCGAGGTCTTGGAAGCATTGTCGGAAATTCAGTTGGTGCTAAAGGATTCAACTACACGATGTCTCTACTCAATGAACTCGTAACAGGAGAACCAACCTTCTCAAGACAACTTGATAACGCTAAGAGGGCAAACATATGAGCACACCAGAAATCTCAACAGAAAACTTTACAGGATATATCATCTCCCGTGCTATGTCTGACAATGACATGAATGTCATGAATCAGTTAGTAGAGACATGGGTAATTCAGAAGAAACCATTTACTCCCACAGCAGGTGTCCACGACATTGTCATCCCTGAATGTTCTCACTATCAGTTGATGGTTACTGAAGGTGTTATTCCAAAGGTGGGTTCACTTTATTCTGCATGGGCAACTGCAAGAGGATGGTGTGGAGACGGCACATTCCCTGTCGTTGCTCGATGTCGTTCCAACAACTTTACCACCATGCCTGATGGTCGTATCAGTGTCACCACTCGATGGTCAACCTACTACCAAGTAGATCCAAAGAGCATGGCAAGTCTTGTATACCAACTTCCTTGCTCTATAGAGTTTCAGGGTGGATCAAGAGAGATGCTTGTCTATCGCATTGGTAGTACAATGACATCACCGTCCTTCTCTAGTGACAAGTCAACGACAGATATCGGTGGAGACGCTGCAATTCCTGGTGGTAAGACAGGTATGCCTAGTTTTGTTCCAATTACCAAAATTAGAATGCGTGTCATCAAGGATGCAACAATTGTTGGTATTGCAGATCTTGCAGCACATATTGGTACATTCATTGGAATGCGTAACTCAGAAGCATTCTTAGGGTTCGGTACTAAGACTGTTGTCTTTGACAACTTTACAGTCACAGGACTTGAGGGTGAATTCTACGAGATTGTCTTCCACTTTACATTTGACCGTTACTACGAACACTCACAGGTTCCTGTAATGGACTTTGATGGTCAACCAAGGACTATCTCTTCAGGTTCTCCCGCAGCAGTCAATATTGAAGATGTTCGATGGCAGCGTGTTACAAGAGACACAAAGAACTTCAATCATTTCTTCTTTGACACTTATGCTCAACTCATAGTAGGAACCATCTTCACATCACAACAAGCAATTGCTCTGAAGGGATACTGGGTTCCATGATTGATCCTGATCGTAAACCAATTCAACCTTTTCAGATGACAGCAAGCGCACAGTTTGGTCTTTTCAAGATTACCAATGCTGCTCTTGTGAATGGTGCAACACCTGTTCTCTCAAAATATATTTGGAGATATCAAGTAACACCAATCAAGATGTCATTTGCAGGAATTAGTGGACTGCCTACATTTGCAGAGATTACATCACCAAAAGTTGAGTACTATGCATTCTCCATATCGGAGATGAACAACATGAACAACCTCTACGCTTTTGGTATTCCTGCTGCATCTTTACCTGCATCATTTACCCCTGTCCGAATCCCCAATGGTACACCTGTAATTGCTGTACCAATTAGACTAAATGACACATCTGCTCAGGTGTGGATCATCCTCAACACCCAAGCGGTAGATGGAGCGTGTGCCTAATGCCAGCAAACTACGACATTACAAATCATCAAGGTGATACCTATTCATTAGTATTCTCACTAGCAACTGACCTAACCGCAGCAACACCTCGCATGGACTTGGTGACTGCATACGGTGCAGTAGCAACCTTGCCACTAACAGGTGCAGGTGGTGGAATCACCTCTTCCTACACAGCACCTAACACCACCTTCACGGTGACCGTTAGTGCTACACAGTCTGCTGCCCTAGTAGCAGGAACAATCTACCTCTATGATTTTCAATTGACTGCTTCAGGCGTGGTAACTACTTACCTCGCAGGAACATTCACACAGAATCCACAGGCAACTGTATGAGTGATATCACAATAGAACAACCAGACATCATTGGGTTGTCTGTGACCTCACCCAATGTCCTGCAACTCACAGTCACAGAACCTGCACCTGTAATCCTTTCAATTGGATCGGGAAGCACATTCAATGTAAGTGCTAATCTTGCTTTGGATGATCTAACTGATGTCACGATTACATCTCCAGCGTGGCGTGACAATCTAGTCTACGATGGTAGTGGATGGATCAACCGCAAGGATGAGTATGTGGTCACAGCATATTCTGATGTTGCTCTAACCAATGGAACTGCAAATCAATCTGTCTTCGCTTCAGCAAATGACAGCATTTCTTTACCTGCTCTTAGTTCATGGTTGATTCAAGGATCTTATGTGATTGCATCAGGAACCACAAGCCACACCACAGCAATCAACTTCTTAGAAACAGGTCTTGGAGGTAACGGAACCTGTCACTTCAGAGCGTTATCAGCACCTGTTGTTTCTTACGGAGCAGCAACTAGAAGTCAAGACGCAACGGCATTCAATACATCAGTAGGTGGAGCAGTCAATTCCACCAGTGGTAGCGCACTTACTACGATTCAATTTGAGGGAGTGTACACTTGTCTCGATTCGGTGACTTTCACTCCACAAGTCAAGTTCTCAGCAGCACCTGGTGGAACTAATCTAACCAAAGCAGGATCGTACCTAAAACTTACAAGACTCTTCACTGCGGATTTCAATGCCTCAGATCCTGAGTGGATATAACATGATAGACATAACCCTTGCATCGACCGCATTGGGAATCATCTGCACATTGGTGGCGATTGGATGGCATCTTTCACAGTGCCTCAACTCAATCAACATCAGTATTGCAGAGATTAGAATCCTATTGCAATCTAACAATTCAAAAATAAATGATATCGAAACTGATATCAAAGATCTTATACGAAGGGTAAACGAACTTGAACACAAAAAGTAAATACATTTTCATTGGACTTATTCTTGCCATTGTAGGATTCGCTACAGCACAAGGATGCAACCTACAGTCATTCATCAAGGTGGATGTTCCAAAGGGCGTAGCGGAATCTGTAGACCTCCCTGAAGGCAAACTAACCTTAGACCAAGCAGACGCTGTCTTTGAAGATTGGACTTTATTCGTTACCTCCAACACCAAGCGGTTTCAGGTGGCAGTAGACGATGCTAATCAACGATACGAATTACTCAATCAGTATGTCAATATTGGTCTTAGCATTGCTCAGACTTCAACCACAGGAATACCTTATGGTGGACTCCTCTTTGCAGCACTAACAGGTGCAGCAGGGATTATGGTTCCGCAACCTAAGTTTGTAAAAGCAAAGAAAGAATAATTTATGACAATCATAAGAGGATGTTGTCCAAATCAATGTGCATCATGTGACTACCAAGACCTGTGTAGACAGGATGAGGATCAATACTTTCCTCAATACATTTCAATTGGAAGACCAAGACAACCTACAGAATATCCTGGAACCTTTTGGGCAGCATGGCACAATTCTATGCACCCAACCAAATCTGAGATCAAGGTAGACATCACTCTCAACTTCATCAAGCGCACCTTGGTGCAAACAGGATGTGCGCCAGGAACCTGTGCAGCAGTAGGAAACGGACTTCCAACAGGAACTAATTGCGCTGCTAATGGAACAATCGTAGCAGACCCAGGATGCAGGAGAACAGTCTACTCAGACCAATACAAGTGGAACTACCAAGGGTTTGTACTTCCTTTACTAGGACTTGCTCCTGGTCAAGGAGTAACAGTCCTTGATGATGATGGATTACAGATTGCTGAAAACATTGGTGGTCATATTCCATGCGGTATCTCCCTTGGATGTCCTAGTAACACTTGCACAGGTAGTCTTTCTGAAGCAATCAATTCACCAAAAGATCCACTATGGATTGCTAATGAGAACCGTAAGGTGGTGACACGCTTCGGTAGTTCAAATTTCAAAGTAGAGCATACTCCTACAGTTTACGACAACACATCATATGTTCAGGATGCCGCTTGTCATGCAATCAAGCGAATCAATCGTTGTGGTGAGTCACCTATCAACTCTGTGCAGAATGTTTGCATTGATTATCCTATTGTGCTTCTACCGTCGATTGGTGGTTACACAAACTGTGCAGGAACAGCAACTCCTTGTGATCGTACCACTCCACAGAACGGTGCAGATGAAGCACTCTTTGGTTTTGACATTCTCAACGATGAACTCTACAACTCATTGGGAACGATGGGGTTAGCAGATGGTCAATGGATTGGTCTTTGGGATGATTTTTGGGTGTGCAAGACCAACGGTAGAATTCGACTACTCTTTGCAGCATCACAACTCTTAGTAGAGGGAGATGTGTTGAAGTTTGGTAATGGTGGATATGGTACGCTTAATGGTATTGGTGGTACATATCTTGCTACAAGAAGGGTCAATGACGAGTCATGGACTTGCTCTGCGGTACTTGATATTGTTCCTGGAAACTGGGGATTTGTAGGTACGGAGTGTCAATGTGGTCAGAACTCTTGGTCAGAGCATCATGCATCTGTACTGCACTTGGAGACGGATCTTTTAGTAGATGATCTCCATCTTTGCATTCAAGATCAGGGACTTGACATCAAGACTTCTGTAAATGTAGCGTTAGAGACTTGCTACAGACCCATGATGACAAGTGGTTGGAACCCATGCTTCATGTGGGATGACCTTCCTGGAGTGGTATACCCAGGTGCGCCCTCTAGCATCATGGCAACCTACCGTTACCTTGGTGAAGAACCTGTGGAACGAGGTCATCCATATTGGGTGAAATATAGACAGCGTTACAACAATACAGAATCTGTAAACTCCTGGTGGATTGATGGTACACCACCAGGAGACACACTCTGCTCTGCCGCAAGGTCAGGTGTTGCTGTTCCAATTAGTGGAGTACAAGCATATGTGGGTTACCATGAAGCATACTACGCCGATGATGTTGAGTGTGAAGCAGCGTGTGCTAATTGGTGTTGTGCTTGTGCCTTCCCTGCTGATGCACCAGGTGGTGTTGGTTACCATTGGGCAACACCTGAATGCTATGCAACACGCTTGGTTGGTTCCTACAATGAATGCACCTTGGTTGGTCCTCCTGCCGTTACAGCGTGTTCTACGGTCTGTAGTGGATGCCCAAAGAACTCAGGTCTTGGTGGGTTTGGATGCGGACTGAATGGATGTGTCCGAATGTCGGTTCCAACGGTTGCTGACTATCCATGTCAAGCATTCTTTGGATGTGCTCCAACAGGAATCAGTAGCAATTTCGATTACACGATGATCATCAAGGTCTGTGGTGGTGGTAACTACAATGTTTGTGGGTTGGTTTCACCGTCAGGGTCTGCTCCTCACTCCGTTACGATTGGTTTCCCCGACACCTTCATTGCTGTTGGTTGGGATCCTGATGCGGAATATGGTCCAATTAGGACTCACAAACTCAAGGTTTCATCTGATGGTTTAGTATGTGATGGTCCAAGTGGATGGGGTGCTAACATTTACGCTTTGCAGGTAACATGAACTCAAATAATCAAAATTCGGAAAATAACGGACTGTGTCCAAAATGTGGTAAAAGGTTATATGAAGGTGTCTCAACAGGTAATTGGAGTAATTGCCCCTATAAATGTCAATTAGGTGACCCATCCTTGCCCCTAGTTGCCTCTGTGGCGAGTCGGGGACTTGGGGATGTCGTAGAAAAGGGTATAAATGCAATTGCTGCTGTAACGGGTCTTACAGGGGTTGTAGAAGGCATCAAAAAGAAGGGTTGTGGGTGTGATAAGAGGAAAAAGCAACTAAACAGTTTATTTCCTTTGTAACAAATAGGTAAAATCACATAATTGGAGGGTGGATGGATGGACTTTGCGGACCCTTTGATGACTGGTTTGACGGAGAAGATGATGAATTTGATGATTTATTCATTATTTCTATTGACAGGGTCTATTTTTGCCCAATAACCCTGTTTATGGATAATGAAGCACTTAGGGTCACCTAGGTCATATTTGCTATATTTATAAAATTGTGTATAATTTAGAAGGTGTAGAGATTAGTAAAAGACTATATAATTCTAAGGAGACAAAGAAAATGAAGAAAACATCAAAGAAAATCGTAAAGAAAACAATGACCACCCTCTATAATGAAGGTGACCGCACCCCTAAGGTTGTAAAGGAATGGAACGAGAAGTCTCGTCTTACCATGTACAAGCGGTATCAAGATCCGTTCTGTAGCACTAAACCCCTCATTTCCTACAAGAATGCGGTCAAACGAGCAACTGAATATGGCAACTTTGTAAGTGCAGATGAAGCAGATATCAACGACCAAATGCATACCTATCAAACCTGCCACCAATGGAATCTCAGGGATGGTAAGGGAACTTGGGCAGTTGACCATATTGTGGAACTGAAGGATGGTGGTGCTCAAACTGCCTCTAACCTTCAAATCATTCATTGCTCAGAGAATGCTAAGAAATCCCATAGAGCAAGAAAAGCAAGAAACATACTAAAGAACTTTGCTAAATAATCCGAAGTAGTGTATAGATACTCTGTCTGCACAACTTTACCCCAAAGCACACCATTGCATAACCCCTACCAAGGGGATGGTTGAGGAAGACAAGCAAAAGAGTCCTACGGTAAACCACGGGACTTGGGTAACCAACATAACGGTTACTAAGTAGAGAAGGAATGAGTGTCCTAACGGTCACTTGCTACAGCGACATCTGACACTCGACTAAAAGACTCGAATCAGGTATAGCATCTCCATCAGTTACATCTTATAGGTGTGATTAGATGGGGATGCTCCATCTTCTCCTCTCTTAGATCTGAATCAGATAAATTAATCTATAGTGTAATATGTTAGAATGCTTGCTTCTGGCATTTGCGTTCGACGCAAATGTTTCCGATCCCTTTCTTGGAGTGGGGTCGGAAGGGAGTGGAGAAGGAACATAAAAGAACATAATCTAAACAAGAATAGTCCAAATGAAGGATTCGAGAAACATATATACTAATAGAAAAGAGCGTCCTATGATTCGGTCAAATCTAGTAAACATAACTAC